TGGGGAAGTTTGATTCAGTCATGGGTTTGAAGTTTGAAGTTTGACATTGAGAGGGTTGTATATTACCTTCTTCATAAATTCAGAAGGTATATATACTACCTCTCTATTAAGGTTGGTCGGTGGTGCCGATGCCGAAGTAAGAGAGGTCGAGCCATGTGTCCTCGTTGTACGCCTCGGCAACCATTGAGGTTGCTTCGTAGTCGCGGCACTCGGAGTAGTAGGCGTACGCCTCGATGAGTTCGTCGTGACAAAGGTCACGGAATGGGTTGAAGTATTCGTTGAAGTTTGACATGGTAAATCACTGATTTTGAATGACTTTGAAGGTTTTGTTCCACACGGTCCACCCCGTGTTTGCGAAGTAGTCCTGTGCCGAGCGGATGGCTTCCTCTTTCGTGAGAGCCTTGATTTTGTGAGGGCCGCGCCAATCATCGCGGTCCCTCCCGTAGTATACGTAGTACTCGAATGTATGAAGTCCTGCCTTTGCTTTCATGGCTTCGTAGTGTGTTCCCTTCGCAGGGTAGCGTTCCCAAATGTTCATGATGTTTGATTTTCGGTTTGACGTGCAGGCAACTCGACCTTCGTGGTGGCTCCACCAACAACGAAGTCGGGGTTGCGTACCTCTGACTGCGCTTGGAAGTCGTAGATGGCGATTTCGTTTCGGTGCTTCGCAAGTTCCAAGGCTACGTACTTGCTACGAACCACGTCGGAAACCTCGATGAAGGCCATTCCTGCATCCACCCAGCCCCCGATCACCTGTGTGTCTGGGTCGAGCATCTCTGATGCCATGCTTGTCATGGCAAGACAGAACTTATTGAACGAAAGGCTGTCGTTTTCAACGACAAGAGAAGGGACTTCGGTGCCGCCTACTGCGTAGCCACGGCCTGTGAAGGTCTTTTGGTCAGCGTTTACGCTGAAGCCCTCGCCGTCTTGCAGGGCCATGTAAAGAGATTGCAATGATGCCATTGTAAATGAATTGAAGTTTGATACAGACACCCCAAAGGGGTGTTTCGCCTACTCAAGGCTCATCAGTGTATCTGTGATTGGATATTACATATCCATCAAATCCTCCAGGGTCATCTGCTCAAGGCAAGACATCTCATCCCACGTAGCCGTGGCACGGACTGATTCGAAGGAAAGGTGAGAATCGAGGAGTTCAGCAATCAGCTGAGAACGGACATCAGTGAATGTGTTCATGATGAATTGAAGTTTGAAGTTTGACATTGAGAGGTTCTGTATATATACTCTCTTCACTACGTTCAGAGAGGGTATATATACTAGAACTCTCTAGTAGTTGGGATTATTGCCCTCGGCCCCTCAACAAGTTGAGAAAGGCGAGCACACAGAGAACACAGAGTGTTCCGTATACGCAGAGCATGAAGAGTTGGAGAATGATTGTCATCTTCGATGAATTAGAGTTTTTCCATTGACATTGCTAAAGCAATGAGACCGATTTGAGTCTCGTAGAGACTTGCGTTTTCAGGTATGCTTGAATCAATTCCATTGATTTCAAGGATGTTATCGATTTCATCGATAAGACGGAGCACGAAGGAATGTTTGGTATTCATTTTCAATGAATTAGATGATGAATGGAACGTCGTCGAAGCCAACTTCGTTGATTGATTGAGGAGTCGAAGACTCCATGTGGATGGCCAAGCAAGCTGTCAGGGCTTCAACCTTGGCTTCCAAAGAAGCCAACTTGTCATCCTCTGCCTTCACTTCGGCTTTCTTGGCTGCTCTCTGAGCAGCTCCTGTGTGCTCTGAGACAGCCTTGGCTGACTCAGCAGCTTCCTTAACGGAAGCCTTCGGAGCCTTCTTGGAAGGCTTGACTGGCCCAACTTCGTTGGTCTTCATCGAAGCTCTGTCCATTTGGTCTGCCACCTTCTGTGAAGGTGTTCTCTTCGCCGTCTTACGACGGCCCTTCTTGGCCTTCTTCTTGGTCGGCTTAACCTCTTCGAGGTTATTGACGAAGTCCATAGCTTCTTGCAGAAGCTTCAGAGCCAGAGCTTTACGCTCTGAAGTAGGACGGAAGGTGGCTTGGTTCACTGCCTTACGGCAGTCTTGGAATTGGAAGTTATTCATTGAAAATGAATTTGAAGTTTGACCTAGAACCGACTTCTCAAGGCTCTAGGAGATAGTAGTAAGGAAGAGAAGTCGTAAGACTCCTCTTCTCTTTCTTACTACATCTCTACTCTGCCACCATCTTATTCCTTTACGAAGTAAAGTAATAGTTTGACCGAATCCTCGGTAGTGACAGGAAGCCAACAAGTTGGCTATGTGTGCTACTGACGCAGCGCACCGCTCCGCCAATGGATTTTGATGTTGACAAAACATTCTCAATAACCCATGGTTATTGCAATTACCAACAGCATCGAGGTTGGTAGTGTCTAGTCAGGTTGGAGTAATACTCCAAGTTGGAAAGGGAAAGGGGGTGATTGTCAACGCATTATGCCTAGGAACAAGCTGCGTACCCTTTTAGCCAGTTCTCTGTTAAACCAAAGGTTTAAGCTACAGGTCTAAAGACCTGTCGGTGAGATGGTTAGCGTCAAAAGTTACCCCACAATCTTTGATTGTGTCGAAGGGAGGGGGGTCAGAAAACTCGTTTTCTGTGTCGGATTGGCCTCTCGTCAGATACATATAATCCCCACCCTACGTATTTCTCACCCATTTTTCGAGGCGTGCGATCCGCTCGTCAAAGCGGGAGAGCACGTAACAGTCTCGTTAGGAAGCGGTTAAGGCTATTGATTAAAGTAACAATTCAATCTTGACTTTTAAGAATTTCTGTTATACCTTTGCTATTCTATATGGGGTGCTTTGGCGCACCCACACTAAATCAATAAGGATGTATAACTGTTCAATACAGGTTAGCTGTGTCCAGGCGTTAAGAGGCGGTTCTTGATCATCTGAGGTAAAAACAAAAGCATTATATTTGCTGCATGGCTAGAAAAGTAGACAAGCGGAGCCGTGCTCTCAGGCGCAACCTGAGGAAGCAGGCCCGCAAGGGGACACTCTCTGCACGTGAGCAGAAGGATCTTCTTGATCAAGAGGGTCGATTTAGAAAGGCGGCACGCCGTCGACGACCATACACACTTGGTCTCCCACTCGGGATGGGTGCAGGACTCGGTGCTGCAGCGCTGATGGGTGGTGACATCTTCAGCAGACTGGGTGGTGCGAAGAAAGAAGATGTTCCTCCAGGGGATCCAGTAGGTGCTGGGGACGTGTCCGAAACGTCTGAGCTGTTGAAGAGGCTTGAGGCGATGGGGGTAGATGCAGATCCACAAGAAACTACCGATGATGCAAAAGAACAACCAACCTCTGAAGCAGGAGGATCTGGAGTGGGGGAGACCGCTTCTGAACCTGCATCCGATGATGAACTCATCAGAGACATTGAAGAAATTGAGCAGGCTGAAGAGACCATCGACGATGAGTTGGCGCGGGCGTCCTTGATGGACCCCTCTATTTTTTATAGCGGTGCCTCAAGGCTCTCTGATGGTATCGACGGTATGAGAAGTGATGCTGAGACTGGGGAGGTGTCTGGCGGAAGGCCAGTTGGAGGTGATGTTGAGTTCACGCTCGAAGATGCGCCTAGACGAGCGACCAATCCAAATCAAAGAAGCTTTATGCGTGACGCTCTTGCCGATCTATCTGGGCGAAACATCGATGATCCTAGAATGGAGGCTGTCAGAAGATTGGAGGCCAGCCCTATCTACGATTACGTTGCGCCTCCTGGGGAAGGCACACCTACCTCCCAGGGTAGAGACGCACAGCAGCGGGCACAGAATCAACTCGCCTCGGCACGTATGCAAGATGCGCTGGACAGAGGTAACGAGTACAATGAGCTTATGCGCCGCTTGAGAGCGGGCGCAAACACCATCGGCACCATCGAAGACATTCCGCTGTCGGAAGAGGCGGACATCCCGCTGGAGTTCGGTGACGCTTACTTGCCGCTCAGAGGTATCGAGAACTTCGATATGCCAGAAGAAGCCGACATCCCGCTTGAGGATTTCCCCATGAGCACCAGAAGGGAGAGAGCTGCGATGGCTAGAGAAGCTGCAAGAGCTAGGAACAGAGCCAGAAGAGCAGGCGTTGACGGGATCCCAGTGAGATCCACTGGCCCAAGAGTCCAGGCCATGGGAGGTAAGAACCCATCCACTGCAAAACTCATGAAGCGCATCAAGGCTAAATACGGAATGAAGTAATGGCTACACTAGACGTCACAATCACAGAGTCGGTTACACTCAACGGAAAGGATCGAGGATCGGAGAACTTCCTGTCCATCACCTCCGTAAACGAAGTACTGCACCGCATCGTTACATGCCCCGCAAACGAAGACACCACGGTTGCTCTGTTTAAGAGCGCAGTAGGAGGTGTCACTGGAGGGAAGGGGGCTCTGGACCTCGGGGATGTCAAGTACATCCGTGTGACCAACCTGGACTCCGCCAATCCGATCAACCTTTCGTTACAGGTGGAGACAGGGGAGGACGACAGCGCGGCAGACTCTTCTGCAACGATTCTCGTTGCGGCGGGTCGCAGCTACATCATGGGTACGCCAGAAGACGGGATTGCAGTGAGCGACGCCAACGCAACCATCGTAACAACACTCAACGACCTGGAGTCGATCCTCGTCGACCCAGGATCTAACGCGATCTCAGTAGAGGTCTTTATCGCATCGTAATGCCAAAGATTAAAAGATACAAGAAGGGAGGTAAGTCCTTCCCAGATTTGACAGGAGACGGAAAGGTCACCTACGCCGACGTCCTGAAGGGGAGGCTCAAAAAGAACAAGAAGTCTCAGGGAGAGGGCGGTAAGGTAGAGTACGGTTTGGGCGGTGCAATCATGGCTGGAGTCAATGCCTTCAAGCAGGGTAAGGGTCTCGTCGGTGGCATCAAGGATGTGGCCAAGGCCTACGCCACTCCAGGCAGCGGAATCGCACAAGGTGCTAAATTTTTGGGAGGCATGGCACAGAACAGCAACAACCCCTTGCTTCAGAAGGTCGGAGGTGTTGCTGGCATGGCTAGCAACTTTATGCCAGGCGGTAACCCTATGGCAGCCCTTTTTGGATTGCCTGGGCTCTTGCAGGCCAAGCACGGCATGGCAGTGCCTAAGTACCGAATGAAGTACGCGGAAGACGGGATGGCCGTTCCAGAGGGAGAGGATCCACCCGTGGCCGACTTCCTCCTCAACACTGCACCCGATGCTGACGTGAGAGACTTTAGAGACATCAACGATCTCCAGCAGTCCAGAGCCGACAGACAGTCAGCCTTCGGTACCGCATCCACCGACGTATACATGCCAGTGGGTGATGTGCCCACCATGCCAGAACCCGAACCTGCAGACGAACCTGCAGCTAGACCTGGGGACCTCGATCCTATTGCGCCTAGATCCGCACGACTTCTGAAAGTCGGTGCGGATAGAGAACTCCAGGGTGGTATGCAGGACATGCCAGGCAAGATGCAGGATGACTTTACTGGATTCATCACGGCCCCATACTTGCGTACAGGTCAGGTGCCGACAAACATCAAGGTCCGCAACCCCAAGACTCGCCAGTTCGAGGACCGTCAGATGGAACCCGAGGAGATCGCAGACTACATCTTCAAGAATCAAGTGCGCAGATCACCACGCCAGATGATGACGAGGGAGAAGGCCTACGAGAAGGCACTACAGATCATGAGATCTAGATCATAAAAAAAGGGGCGCGAGCCCCTTTTTCTTTTCATGTACTTTGGATTACTCCTGCCCAGGGAGTGGAGACGCCATGTGGCGGAGGAAGGCGATGTCGGATTCGATCTGTGCCCCGTTGAGGGAGACCTGACCACGACGTGCTACGTGTGCTTCGGTGTCGATGAAGACAGATCCGACGGCGACGATGGCTGCAAGAGCGAGGGTGAATTGAAACTTGTTCATGGGTATAGGTATTAAATTAGATTTCGTAACTTTGGCTGATCGCTGATCTCAGTATATGGAAAACTTTCAATACCGTCCAAATTTTGGAGCGTGAAAATTCGTTAAGAGGATGAAGAAGTTTTACTTCAACTCGAAAAGAAAGAACCAAAACACTGCAGTCGCGAACGAAAAAAGACGACTAAACAATGAATCTGTCAAAAAATTTATCTCTAAGGGAAGTCACCAAAAGCCGAACGGCGGTGCGCCTGGGAATTGACAACACACCAGATGACTGGACCATCGAAAATCTACGAGCCGTTGCAGAGGATATTTTTCAACCTCTGCGCAACGCTTTCGGAACTGCTATATATGTGTCGAGCGGCTATCGTTCGGAGGAGCTCAATGTTGCGATCGGTGGGTCGAAGCGCAGTCAGCATGTACAGGGCAGAGCTCTTGATCTCGACGCAGACGTATTCGGAGGTTGTACAAACGGTGAGATCTTCCAATACATTCTCAACAACCTTACGTTTGATCAACTCATTTGGGAGTTTGGTGATCAAGACAATCCTGATTGGGTCCACGTTAGCTATGTGCGCGATGGTCTTAATCGTGGAAGGTGTCTCAAGGCTTGCCGAGACGATGACGGAAAAGTTTACTACGAACCTATCTTTGGCAAAGGCCTCTAAGAAAGAAAACAACAACAAATGAGCTTATACGACGACGCAGCGTTTATCTGTTTGCCTACGGGTGGGGCTGTAAAGAACGAAACGGTTTACAACCTCAAACCTGAAGAACTCCTTCACAGTGAGGAGCTTGTAATCAACGGTGACTTCACGATAGGTGGTGATGGCACTGATGGAGCCTTGCAGAACGGCACCTACGGCGACTGGGGCTGGAACATTGACAGTGCCCAACAGGGTGCTGGTGCTACTTCCAAGATTGCAAACGGTGTTCTCACCTTAACAACTGGAGCCAACGCCGCAGCAAGAGCGTATGCTACGAATCCAGACGGATCATCCAACAGAAATCTCTTTCCAGAGGCTAGTGGGTATTTCAAGCTGACTTACACTGTCACTTCAACTACCTCCGATGGTGACGACATCCTTAGAGTGTACTTTGACGGAAGCCACGACCCCGTTCCAGACACCCTTGGGACTCACTCTATAGAAATGTACAGAGGAGATTCAGTGTCAAACACGCTGTTTCTCTTTTCCTTGATTGAAGCAAACCACAGCATCTCTATCGACAACGTCTCTATCAAGAGAATTAAGCAGAGAGCAAAGGACTTCACCACCTTCTCAAGAGGTAGCGATATGATAGCTACTCGCGTCGGTGCAGACGGCATGATCCAGAAGGGTAGGAAGAACCTCATGTTCAACACGGTGTTTGCTGGTGCTGGCACTGACACAAAAGCTACTGGTCACGGAAACTCTGTTGTCCAGGGTGGCACAAGTTTCGCTCCTCACAGTAGCCTTAGTGATCGTATTGTATTTGAAGTCACAGACGCAAGTGGAGGAAGTGACCGAGCTTTCATGGTCTCAAACTCGTTCTCTTCGGAAGGCATCTACACTTCATCCGTGTATGTGAATGCAGTCACGGGTACGGCACCTCGAGTAAACCAGATTCTGGGGGCCAATGCTGGCACTAAGACCAACATCGCGTATTTTGAAAACGGAATACCTATCTCTGCTACAGACACAATCTCTGCCAACAAGCGATATGCTGTGTCTGTAATTATGACTGGTACTCTTACGATGAGATTCGGCCTAGGAACAAGCTCTGACATCGAGGCCACCGCCACAGTCACCCTGTCAAAGCCTCAGGTGGAAAGAGGCCAGGTGCCTACTTCCTACATCGAGAACAAGTCTACGAGTGCAGAGAGTGCTGTTGTGGGGATGAGCGACGACGAGCCTCGCATCTGCTACGAGGGGGCTATCGGTGGATGCCCATCTCTTTTGCTGGAGCCCAAGAGGGTAAACGTCGTGGATCACACTGAATACTTTGCGGATTCGACAAAAGGTGGAGATTTTACACTTACAAACGCCACAATAGAAAGCTGCCCCGCTCAGAAGAATGATTGGTTTGGATCTGGTAGCGACCTGAACACTCGGTCACCTGAAGGGCTGTACAACGCCACGCTTATGACAGAGACTGCGGCGACTGGCAAACACAGAATACAAGCGCCACAAGGGTTTGACAATACCGAGTACTACACGTTGTCTATTTACGCAAAAAAAGCGGGTAGAGACAAGTTTAGGGTTGAGGCAGGAAACTTCACAAGGTTGCCCCTTAAAGTAGAGTTTGATCTAACCGCAGTGACGGCTACAAATTATACAGTTGGATCAGACACTGGAACAGGGAATCCTTACATCTACGACGTAGGTAACGGATGGTACAGGTGCTGCATCGAGGGTGTTCAGTGCGGCGATACAGGCGACACTGGACCTAACATAAAACTCGTTAACGGCAGCAGCGAGGATTACGCTGGAGACACAGGCAAGGGTATGCTGTTCTACGGCTATCAAATCGAGCGTGCAACTACCTCGTCGCCAGACGGTGATGGAAGATGTGTGACGTCCTACATCCCTAACTACGGCGCTGGAAGCTTGACCAGGAACCATGACGAAGCAGCGCCTAATAATGGCAACCTCGATCTTGCAGACTACATGGTTGGTGAGAATGTCACTTGGTTTGTCGAGCTTGCAGAAAACAGAGACATACCTAGAGATTACGGAGGCAGCACCATCACGATTAGCGCCGCTAGCAACCTCGGTAGCTTAAGAATCTACAGATCAGCCACCAACCAGCAGAGACTTACCACAGTGTTCCAAGACAAAGATGGGTTGTTTGTCCCCTCAGGCATTGAGCATACAGGCACCGCACCAAAGTTTTGCATCACAAGAGATTGGGGAAGCGGCAGGATCAAGGTCTTCCACGACGGCGTTGAAGTAAAGGATGACGTGAACACGAATATGGAAAGATGGAATAGGATCCTCCTGGACGGCGAGTCAACTCCCATCAGAGTCAAGCAAATCGCCGCCTGGGACAGAGTGCTCACCGATCAAGAGTGTATCGACCTGACATCGTAAGACAATGAGAAAATTTAGAAAGTACGAGTTCGGCAGCAAGTCTGCCGCCACAACGAAGATCAAGGCCCTGGGGGTGGATGAAGAAGGGCACCCTTCTCACCCCCACAGCATCGTAGTCCTTGGCAACATCGTAACCAAAAAAGGGGTGTATGATGCAGACGACAATGAAGTCACTGCACCTGTATTCTCTTCTAGCTGGCACGTCGATGTTCTCTGGAATGGAGATCCAGATCCAAGCTGGGACAACCAGATGATCTGGTGTGTCTACCCTGGCGTCCACTCCTTCGGCAACTCCGCAGCAGAAGAGGAGTTCATCAAGGAGTGCAAAGTGCAGCAGCCTGATCTCTACGCTTCAGAAGAAGAGTAATGCTAGGACTAGGTACATCTATTCTATCTAGCTCCTCTGCGTTCTCTATCGAGGCCTTGGCGCTCTCGAACTTCAAGCTGAGGGTAGAGAGAGACGGGGGTAGCACAGATAATCCTAGCTGCCTTACAAGCGCGTTTGACAACCTGGACGACGACTTCCTTGACAGAAACATTGTCAGGGACTTTGGTTTGAGGGTAGTTAGGGACGGTGGTTCTTTCGAAGCCAACAACTGTGCCCTCACAGAGGTTTCTACTTTGAGTGCGAATCACTCAAGAGATGTTCAGATAATTGTTGACTTCCAGTCCAGGGTCAGCAGAGATGGTGGTTCATTCGAGAGCCCCAACTGCGCAAGGATTGAAGTGGACTCTCTGCTCTGATCAACCCTCTAGCTCTCTGTAGAACTTCTGTACGAGTAGCCTAGCCCTCTGTGTGAGGGCGTAGCGTACTCGGTAGTTGTACTTGGTCTCGTCTCTGAAGAGGTGATCCTCGTACGTGTCGGATGGGGTGAGCTTGTCGAAGTGCTTGTACAGATACTTCTTCCTCTGCAGCGGATAGATGACCCTGTTCGATAGATTCGTCTTGTTGGCACCCAGGTCCTGGGCGGCATAATCTATCGTGAAGAACTGAAGGTCGTACCCCCAGAGCAAGAACTCCAGGTCGGAGAATGAGATTTCCCATTCCGACTGTACCCTCTGTCTCACCTGTTTGAGTCTCTTGAGATTGTTCCTACGCAGATACTTCTTATCTTGCTTAGCAAAGTCGCGGAACATCTTCTTGGATGATACTTTACTCCTCGGCATAATAAACTACAAGATATGAAGCAAGACGACTTCCTCATGGAGATTCAGCAAAAACTTATGGAGATCGACGAGATCATCGACAAGTACGAAATGAGAGATCAGTTAATGTCTATCTTTGTAGTCGGTGTTCTAGAACCATACACTGACACTAAGTCTACGATGAAGACAATGTATGGGTATTCTCTGGATTCCGAAGAAGAACTAGACACTATAATCGATTTTATTAAAGAGACCTGGAAAGAGCAGAAGGACATCGGGGGAGACCTCGACGATCTACTCAACGGTCTCGGTATTTCATTAAACTAATGGACGGACTTATTAGAAAGATTGTCATCGGCAGAGATCCAAAGGATGCCATGGCGTACTACGTCGGAATGAAGGCAGGCACGGGCAATGTGTCGGCAATCGTGTTGGACGACGAGCACCTATTCAGGTACAGTAAAAAAAGATACCTCGTATATTTACAGACAGATGACGGGCAGGTTCTATGGAAATCTGTAGACGACATGCCCTGCATCATTGAATACGACTGTAACTTTTAATTCATGCGCACCTACAACTATTTTGTTGTTGAGCTAGAGAAGCTCATCAACGACACCCTCGTGACCGACAGCGGCCTAGAGCTTTACATCGATCATAAATACAACGAGAACGGGGAATTCGAGAACCGAGTCACTGAAGGCCCTGTCGTCTGTTCACCATTTAAGATTGATACGGGAGTACGCCCAGGAGACACTCTTTACTTTCATCACCTCGTTGTCATGCAGGGCGGTCAGGTTCTTACGGGGGACGACAAGCACTACATCGTAAAGTGCAGCGAGGAGGCGCTGAGCAATCAGGCCATTGCATATAAGGACCAAGACACGGATGAGATCAAACCGCTTTTCGGCTGGTCGTTGCTCGAACCTGTAGAAGAGGAGGAGTTCCCGAACGATCTGATCGAGATGGTGCAGTTGACGGAGAAGCTCCCCACCAAGGGCAGGGTTGCGTTCGAGTCCGAGGAACTGAATGACATCGGAGTAGAGGTAGGCGATGTCGTGGGTTTTAAGGAGAACAGAGATTACCGAATCAAGATCGACGGCAAGGAATACTACCGCACCAGGGTAGAGGATCTTTTATACGTAGAGGCATGATTGACAGAGAGCACCTTATGGAGATCCTGGAGGAGGAGGAATGCCTCACCGCCGATGGATTCGACGAGGCCCTGGTAGGCTGCACCTACGGGGCCAACGTCGTAGCCGTGTACGACATCAACAAGATGATCGAAATACTTATCGCAGAAGGGATGGAGTATGACGACGCGGTGGAGTTCATTGAGTACAACATTGTCGGAGCCTACATGGGCGAGAAGACACCTCAATACGTAAACTTTGTCACGCAAGAAATTCACAACGATTGAAGCTGCACAGAGGCTGATGTCGAGCATGGAGGTTGCCATCAACAACATGATCGATGAAGTCAGGAAGCCTGTAGACCCAGAGGCTGGAGGCGCGGCTCGAAAAGCCGAGCTCCAGTCTATCAAGCAGACAGCCACGGATTGCAAGGAGTTGCTGGTCGAGCGCCAGCGTCTAGAACAAATGATTAAAGACCTAAAAGACCATGGAGGAATCGAAGAAGCCAAAGACTACTCAGGGGGATTCGCAGAAAAATTCTCAAAATAAATTCCCTTGGTGGCAGGATGAGGTGTACCTTGACAGGAGGATGAACATCATCGGCCAGAACGGAAACGACGGACATCATTACTTCTGGGAGGATTCCTGGAACGAAGAGTAATAGAATGCACCTGTAGCTCAACGGGATAGAGCAGCGCACTTCTAATGCGCAGGTTCGGGGTTCGAGTCCCTGCGGGTGTACAAATTAAATCAACTACTATGGCAGATTACATTTGCGGATGCAAGGAGAAGCACGAAGAATCTAAGACGGGAGTCTCCATCAAGTTCGGAGAGGACGGGGCTTACCATGACATCAAGTGTCCATGCGGTAAGTACATGGAGATCAAGAACCCAAAGACTGGAGTGCCATCGTTTAAGCGAGACAGCCACGGTCGTGTCTACTGATGCTGAGGACATTATCGCAATTTGCCCCAACGGTACGAAAGGTGAAAGTCTTTCGATCGGTGGGCTACACATTGCACTTCCCGCTCAGCCTCCCGAAGAGGAGATTGAAGGACATGGACTTCCAAACCACATGCAGTTGTGGAAAAGGGTTTCTATGCCCAAGGAGTTGTCTCGGATTAAGTCTATGGATGAGTGGGCGGAAATGCCAAGGGAGTTCCGACAGAAGTTTCGTCCGTATATCGAGGAGGAGTTTCGCCGTAGGCGTGAGGGCTTTTGGTTTTTTAACGACGGTGAGCCTACATATATTACGGGCAGGCACTACATGATGCTCCAATGGACTCGGATGGATATAGGCTATCCGAGCTTCCTTTTGTTCCAAAGAGATATTTTCTTACATTTGGCTGCGTGTGAGGCGGACGACCGATGTATCGGTCAGCTCTACACTAAGTGCAGACGAAGCGGGTACACGAACATCTGCTCGTCTGTACTTCTAGATGAAGCGACACAGGTCAAGGACAAGCTCCTTGGCATCCAGTCCAAGACTGGTAAGGACGCTCAAGAAAATATATTCATGAAGAAGGTGGTCTACATGTTTAGGCACTACCCCTTCTTCTTTAAACCCATTCAAGATGGAACGACCAATCCGCGCATGGAGCTGGCTTTTCGCGAGCCCTCTAAGAGAATCACGAAGAAGAATAAGAGTTCGCAGACGGGCGAGGCTCTTAATACGGTAATCAACTGGAAGAACACTACCAACAACGCATACGACGGAGAGAAGCTACACATACTATATCTGGATGAGGCGGGGAAGTGGGAGAAGCCTACGGATATTCGTGACGCTTGGAGGATTCAGCGTACGTGTCTTATCGTGGGTCGCAAGATTGTGGGAAAGGCTCTGGTGGGTTCTACTGTAAATCCAATGGACAAGGGAGGCAAGGAGTACAAAGACCTTTGGGCAGACTCCGACCCCAATCAACGAAACGCGAATGGTAGAACCAGATCTGGATTGTACAGATTGTTCATACCTTCGCACCAATCTTTAGAGGGATTTTTTGATGTTCACGGTAGACCCATTGTTGATGATCCTGCTGAGCCTGTGGATGGGCTTGACGGCGACGCTGTTCTTATCGGTGCGAAGACCTATCTCAAAAATGAAAGAGAAAGTCTTAAGGGCGATCCTTCGGAACTCAACGAGGTAACCAGGCAGTTCCCGTTCACCACGGATGAGGCGTTCCGTGACAGCATCGACGGGAGCATATTCAACGTAGGTAAGATCTATCAGCAGGTCGAGTACAACGACGAGCTGTTCCCCAACCCTGTTGTCAAGGGCAACTTCATCTGGAAGGAGAAGGACAAGACTGTCGTGTTTTCTCCAGACGTCAACGGGAGATTCCGCGTGGCGTGGATGCCCCCGCAGGAGCAGCGAAATGTGAGGAGGATGGATGGTGGCAAGCTTGTCGCCCCGTTCGTCGATCGTGGATGTGGTGGGGTTGACTCGTACGACCTGGATGCCACAGTGGATGGCAGGGGCTCGAAGGGAGCCCTGCATCTGTACAACAAGTTTCATATCGAGAATCCATCAAACATGTTTGTCGTGGAGTACGCTTCACGTCCAGACTTGGCTAAGATCTTCTACGAGGACGTGCTCATGGCTGCGTTCTTCTACGGGTATCCGTTGCTGGTAGAGAACAACAAGTATGGTATTGTAAGGTACTTTGAATCAAGAGGTTACGATGGATACCTGATGGACAGACCGAAGCACTTGATGTCTGCTAACGCAAAGGTGAATGTGAAGACAAAGGGTATCCCGTCCAACTCTCAGGATGTAATCCAGTCTCATGCTCAGTCCATCGAGCAGTACATCCACGATCACGTAGGTATGAATAACAATACAGGTGAGTACGGGAAGATGTATTTCAACAGGACTCTGGAGGATTGGATCGGCTTTAAGATTAACGATCGAACCAAGTTTGACTTGACGATTAGTTCTGGTCTCGCACTCCTGGCTTCGCAGAAGTCGAAACCCGTTGAGCGTACGGACTTTACAGAGCGTCAGTTTTTCCGTCGCTACAAGACAATGGGCTGATTTGTTATATTTGTGCCAATGTATAGCGACAACAATAAGAAGAAGGGTTTTCCAGATCCTCTAGCTGCTGCAGAGGCGAAGAGGGAAAAGTCCTATGGCCTCCAATATGCCATGGCCATCTACTCCCAGTGGGGGCAGTCTACAGACACCCACTCTCTCTACGGTAGAAGAAACAAGATCTTCAGTCGCAACAGAGACTACGCGAACGGTACGCAAGATACTACAATCTACAAAAAACTTCTAAGCTCACTCAACCCCATGGACGGGGACGGTAGTTTGCTTAATCTCGACTACACTCCCGTACCGATCCTCCCCAAGTTTGTCAAGATCGTCGCTAACAAAATCTTGTCAAGGGACCCCTATCCGAACCTGGAGTCCATCGACCCTGTCTCTTCCTCCGAGAAAAACAAGAAGAAGGACCGCATCCGCATGCAGGTGGAGGCACGGAAGGAGTTGCAGCAGTTGAAGGAGCAGACGGGCGCAGTGCTCGACATGGACCCAGACGACATCCCAGAATCTTTGGAGGAGGCTGAGATGTTCATGGACACGAATATCAAGACGGACGCAGAGGTGGCCGCACAGCTTGCCACTGCGATGACTTTGTCTTGGGCGAACTTCAATGACTCCACATTCCGCAGAGCTGTACTCGACCTCGTGTCCTTGGGTATGGCTGTCGTGAAGAGGCAGAACGATCCCAACAAGGGAATCGACGTGGAGTACGTCGACCCCGCCACCTTCGTCCACAGCTACACGGAGGACCCTAACTTCGGGGATATGGTGTACGCTGGTCACATCAAGCGCATCCCCATTCAGGAGCTGAAGCGGTTGGCGGGAGACGATCTTACAGAGGAGGACTACAAGCAGATCGCAAACAAGGTCAAGGACAAGTATTCCAACGACGCATCTAGGTTTAATTCGTCACACTACGACGACAGGTACATGCGTACCATTTACGGATACGACGAGTACATGGTGGAGGTGATGGACTTCGAGTTCATCGGCGTCGATTGCATCTACTTCGAGGAGAAGGAGAACCGATTCGGTAACACTGGATTCTACTACAAGGGCGACTCCTACAAGGAGAGAGCTGGCACCGTGTTCGAAAGAAAGCCTCACAAGATGGAGGTTTCTTGCGTTTACGGTGGTTCGTTCATCGTCGGTACCGAGACCATCTACGGGTACGGCAAGAAGCAAAACATGCCGAAGAACGTACACGACCTCAGCCGTGTGACGTTGTCTTACTCTCCCGTAGCCACAAACATGCTGCGCATGGTCCCCAAATCCATGGTGGACAGCTGCACAGGGTTTGCGGACATGCTTCAGCTCACTCACTTGAAGATCCAGCAGGCGGTCGCCAAGGCCAAGCCTGATGGATTGATCATCGACATCGAAGGGTTGGAGAACGTCCAGCTTGGAAAGGGCGGTGAGCTTGAGCCACTGGAGATCCACGACATCTACGAGCAGACTGGTGTCTTCTACTACAGGAGCAAGAACCCAGAGGGTGGATTCCAGAATCCTCCAGTACGGGAAATCGGCAATGCCATCAGGAACATTCAAGAGTTGGTGGCTCTGTACAACCACTACCTGCAGTTGATCAGAGATACGTCTGGCATCAACGAATCTATGGACGGGACTACACCGAAGGGTGATATGCTCGTCGGGGTTCAGCAGAACGCCATCGTCCAGGGCAACAATGCAATCCACGACATCACCAACGCATCGATGATGATGTACAAGAAGGTGTGTCAGGATATCGTCAAGTGCATTCAGATCATCCCATCCGAGTCCGTGCTGTTCAGGATCTACGCCAACGCTATCGGAGAGACCAACATGTCGGTCCTTGATTCATTCAGAGATTTGGCCATGTACAATTTCGGGGTGCAGGTCGTCAAAGAGATGGAGGACAAGGACAAGGAGTACCTGGAGCAGAACATCCAGGTGTCCATTCAGCAGGGTCAGATCGATCTTGAAGACGCCATCGCTGTTCGCACACTGAAGGATGTGAACCAGGCAGAGAGGCTGCTCGTCCTTCGCCGCAAGAAGCGAATGAAGCAGCAACAAGAGATGGCTGCACAGAATTCTCAAGTGCAGGCGCAGCAGGCTCAACAAGCTGCTGCCGCTGCATCACAGGCAAAACAGCAGGAGATCCAGATGGAGTCTCAGCTCAAGCAGCAGGAAATCCAACTCAAAGGTCAGCTCGACATGCAGCTCATGCAGATGGAGCACGAGATGCGTAAGGAGATCGAGATGATCAAAGCACAGGCCACACTTGGTTTCCGTGAAGACGATCAGAACTTTAAGGAAAAGCTGGAGGTGATGAAGGAGGATGGCAAGAACGAAAGACTCACCCAGCAGCAAACTCAACAACAAGAACAACTAGAAGAAGATGGCCAATAAAGTAAACCTAGATATCTCCGAAAGGCTTGACATCACGTGCAAGCGCGGAGATACATTTAGCCTTGGCTTGTTGATCAAGGATTCGGCTGGCACAGCCATCACGCTCAGCACCAGCGGATACACGTTCTTGATGCAAGTGAAGGGGGACCCACTTCCAGACGGTTCCGATAGGGAGCTCATCATGGGTACGACGGACCAGGGCAGGTCTGCGACAAAGGTGAATGCCGACAGGGTCGAGGTTGCCACGAACTTCACCGTTACGGTGGACGATGACGGCAACGCCACGTTCACTGCAACGAGCGAGGCCATGCAGCTTATCGAAGCTGGCAACTACGTGTACGACATTCAGCAGACTGTGAACAGCGTAGCCACTACAATTCTTGAAGGACAGTTCACTGTCAACGACGACATCTCCAATCCGACTCTTTAATGGCGATTACGGTAAATACCACGAGCGGTAACTCTCTTACGGTTACTGTGTCTGGTACTACCCAGGCATCGTTTACCACGGAGAGTACGAGCGTTTCGGTCACACCCCCTGCATCTTCTTCTGTGTCTATTCTTCAGAAGGGACCCAAGGGAGACACTGGCCCCCAGGGAATCCAAGGCGTTCCTGGTAATAATGGCGTTGACGGTGCAGACGGTGCAGATGGTCAGGGTGTTCCTACTGGAGGTACTGCGAATCAGGTTCTGATCAAGGACTCTGGAACTGACTACGACACTTCCTGGGGGGCTGTTGCTTATTCGGATGTAACGGGGACTCCAAGTTTGGCTACTGTTGCAACAAGTGGAGCTTACTCAGATCTTTCTGGTAAGCCTTCTCTCGCTGCAGTAGCTACTAGCGGGGCATACTCAGACCTTTCAGGGGCTCCAACCATACCCTCAGGTGACGTTGTAGACGACACAACGCCTCAGCTTGGAGGGGACCTTGATGTCAACGGGAACAAGATTGTATCTGCTTCTAATGGAGACATTGTTATTGATCCTCATGGTACAGGCAAAATTGTTTTGCAGGCTGACGAAATCAGAACTAGAGGAACTGGTTCTGTGGGGGTTGGAATAATTAAGTTGTACGAAGGTGATATTTTGCCAGATGACAACTTCGTTGCGCTTCAGGCTCCTATATCTCTAGCATCTGATCTGACCTTCACTCTCCCTGCCGCTGATGGTGGCGACGGTCAAGTACTGAAGACCAACGGATCAGGAACCCTCTCGTTTACTGATGCCTTGGATGGTGTCAACGACACGCTTACTGGAGTAACTCAGATTAAAGACGCAGGAACTACCAGAGGCACGGTATCTTTCTACGACGACGCAGGAGACAACTTTGTTGCTTTGAGAGGTGCCACTACCCTGACCTCTGACACTGTCTTTATTCTGCCCACTGCCGATGGAAGTGCTGGTCAGTTCTTAAAAACAGACGGATCAGGAAACCTGTCTTTTGCGGCTGCAGGCGGAGGCAGTAGTACAACATTTAGGCAGGTACACTCAATGTCGTTCTTAGATGACATTGGGACTTCCTATCACTATTTGCCATGGAAAGACATTAACGAGCAGACCACAATCTATCAGGAAGAGGCTGCCATGCTTATGCCATACGACGGAAGAATTGTTTCAGTGTCTATTCGTCCTGCAACTCTTTCAGGAAGCGGAGACCTTACGGTAAGAGTCTACACCGCGCCCACTGGAACTAATATCTTTGCCCCAGGCAGCTTTACGCAAGAGGAGAATGAGACTTTGGCTGTCACTGATACTGACGACCATCATACTTTCCATTTCGTGTTCGACAACGCTCAGCACTTCGAGGCTGGAGACTTATGTACGATAGGTCTTAACGCTTCTGCCGATTTGTCCAGTACCACATACTGGTATGTGACAACTATTGTTGAGTTCGATACATCTGCAGACCTTGGCTCCAGCAGCACAGAACACCAGCAGAACCCATAAAGCCTAGCTGTTTATATTTGCAATATGGCACTTAACGAAAGCGATAAAAAGAAACTGAAAAGATTTGGTCTTAGCGGACTGAACAAACCTAAGAGATCTTCAAGCGGGAAGAAGTCACACATCGTAGCGGTACGCGACGGCGGTAGAGTCAAGATCATCCGCTTCGGTGAACGTGGGGCGTCCACCGCAGGTAAGCCCAAGGCGGGTGAGTCTGCACGCATGAAGGCCAAGCGCAAGTCGTTCAAGGCACGCCACAGAAAGAACATCGCTAAGGGGAAGACCAGCGCAGCTTACTGGGCTAATAAAGTAAAGTGGTAATGCCAAGCGTAGTCAAATACAACAAAGGGGGCAAGTTGAAGGTCAGCTCCAAGGCCATGGATGTACCGCCTCCTTCGGGCTACCATTGGATGGAGGAGCGTGGTAGATACTTCCTCATGAAGGGAGATTACAAACCGCATCCAGGTGCAGTCAAGAGTGCAAAGTTCAAACTCGTAAATCATGCCTAAACTCAACAAGAAAAGCAAGAGCCGCGTAAACGAGGCAGGTAATTACACCAAGCCAGGTATGCGCAAGAGAATCTTCAACAGAATCAAAGCTGGATCGAAGGGCGGCAGACCAGGTCAGTGGTCTGCACGCAAAGCACAGATGGTAGCCAAGGCTTACAAGGCCGCAGGCGGAGGATATAAAAACTAATGCCAAAGCTCAAGAAGTCACAGCAGTCGCTCAAGAACTGGACGGGTCAAGAATGGATGACGTCTGGAACCCACGCAAACAAGAAGAAAGGAAAGTCCAAGGAGGTTAAGTCCAAGGGCAAGAAGCGGTATCTTCCTAAGGCTGCGTGGAGTGCGTTGAGTGCGGGAGAAAAATCTGCGACAAACAAAGCAAAGGCTAAGAGCAAGAAGCAGTTCGTAAAACAACCCAAGTCTATCGCGCGTAAAACTGCGCGTTACAGATAATTACTATATTTGCAGAAATAACAACAAACAAAAATGGCTACAACCACTGCATCAATTACGCTTTCTAGCTCTGATCTCACGGGAGACGCATTGTCCCTGAGCTCTACCGCAACCTTGACTAAGGCTGGTAGCGCTACTGGCCTGGATCAGACTACTGGCGTTGCTCGAAAGTTCTTTGCTGGAGCACAGACTGCTTACAACCTCGTCGCTGCTGCAGACTACACTGCAGACAAGGCTCACAAGGTGTACATCAAGAACACCTCTACTAGCAATTCTGAGTTTATCACGATCGAACTTGGCGGCTCTAACGTTTCTCTTGGCAGACTGTACGGAGGAGACTGGATGTTGATTCCTTACGATGGAAACAACGACATTGACATCGACACTTCTGATGTCAACATGACCGTCGAGTACCTCGTTATCTACGAAGCTTAATGGCTAACGTAACAGTATCACTTACTCTCGCGAGCAGCGACGTGCTTACGTCGCCTTTGAACTTATCTGTATCTGGTGGCATCAATGTCGATTCAGGTAGCTTGATTCGTGCGAAGGTGAAGGGTACTGCTGCGGACACGAACGACCTCGCTATCTACATCGCCAATCAGTGCGAAGACAGAGCCTACCTCTACATCAAAAACCTGGAGGAGGATCTGGAGAACTATGTATACATTCACAATGACACCGACACTGGTCTCGTAGCCAAGATTGGCGGAGGTGAATTTGCGTTTATCCCAGTCGCTCCAGACAAGAAGTACGAGGTGTACGGCACAAGAGTCGACTCGTTGATCGAGTACGGTGTGTTCGGCAACGATGATTCAGACAACCCATACGGAGGTTCCTAATACATAAGACATGGCAACATTAGCAAACCAAGGAATGTCCTCTCAGGCTGCTTTCGGTCAACTCGGAAGCACGCACATCGACAGCAATACAGCATGTACACCTCCTACAGGGATGGTGTACGTTGCTGTTACGTGCCTTGAGGACACCAAGTTCACCAAGCTCGAAGCAGAGGACAACACCAAGTACTTCGGTACCGACAGTGCAGATGACTTCGACGGCACTGGTGATCAGGTCGCGTCGACCACAGTCTTTCCAAAAGGTATGACCATCTATGGTCGTTTCGATGCCATCACCTTGGCATCTGGAAAGGTCTTGGCCTACCACGGCCCAGCGAAGTAAACAAATCAATTAAAATATAATGGAAGATAACAACTCACCCGTCGCAGGCTTTGAAGTCTTCGACTCGCCAGACGCCATGATCGCGTCTGAGCAAGTACAGGAAGAGACTCCCCAACAGGAGTCTCAGCCTGTTCAGGAGGAGCAGGCCCCAGAGCCCGCTACATACGAAGCCCCAGACGCGGCTCAACCTGAGCCACAACCAGAAGTTCAGCCAGAACCACAGGCCGAACCACAACAAGAACAACCTGAGTACTCTCAGGAGGACATCGAATCAGCCGTTCTGAACTACGCCAGCGAAAGGCTCGGCATGCAGATCGAATCATTTGATCAACTCCAGGGAGCTCAACAACAGACTGCTCTAGATGAGAGAGTCGCTAAGATCGCAGAGTTCGTCGAAACGACGGGACGCGGTCCTGAAGATTGGTTTAGATATCAGTCGCTGGATCCATCAGGTATGGACGACCTCACAGCAGTGAGAGTCAATCTGGCATCTGAGTACCCTAACCTCTCCTCTAGCGAGATCAATCTTCTCGTACAGAACAGTTACCCAATGGATGACAAGGCTAATGACGCCAACACCATCCAGATGTCGCAACTGCGACTGAAGGTCGATGCTCAAAAGGCACGCGCTGCAATCTCCGATTTGAGAGATCGCTACACCGCACCTGCCCAAGAGCAAGACATGGACATGGATCCTATCGTTGATGATCAGTGGATCAGCACGATGTCAAAAGAAGTAGATCAGATGACTGGGTTGGAGTTCGACCTGGGCGGTGACAAGAGCTTCACCTTTGGCTTCGACGACGCCACTAAGAATCGCGTGAAGGCATCCAACGCCAACATTGAAAACTTCTTCGACCCGTTCGTGGACGGCGAAGGCAACTGGAACTACGACGCTCTGTCGACTCACATCGCCGTGACACAGAACATCGACGCCATTGTACGCTCTGCGTATCAACAGGGGTTGGGTGACGGTCAGCGAGGTCTCGTCGACAAGGCTGCGAATGTTTCTACCGCCGCGCCAAAACAGACAGGTCAAGAACAAAACAATCCTCTCTCCGATCAGGTGAGAAACCTCCTGAGAAACTCATCCTCAGGATTAACTTTTAAAATCTAAAAACTAAGAAACTATGGCTAACATTAAATCAGGACAGCCAACCCTCGACCCTACTTTGAGCTCACCAAATGTGGTGGTTGAAAGAAAAAATCTCAGCCGTGCTTTTAAAGCCTCTCCTGAGAGCTATACTACTATTGACGACCTCGTTAAGGCAACGAAGGAGGACGTCATGCCAGACCTCGTCAAGACCTACGGTGATCAGGGTATCACTGGATTCTTGAAGTTGACAGGCGCCATCAACAGCGGTGGTTCTTCAGACCAGGTCGACTGGTGGGAAGAAGGCCGTCGCCACAGATCATTCACCATCGCGGCAGACACTGCCCAGTCTGATGACACCGACGGTTTCGCCGTCTCCGATGCCACCTTCAAGACTAATGTTCAGGTGAACGACGTCGTTATGGAGGCAAAGACTGGTGCTCGTTTCATCGTTCAGGCTGGTGGACTTGCATCTGATGGTACCAACAGTAACGTGACTTTGGTCAAGCTCGACGGAAGTCACACCGACGCGGTTGACATCACTGCAGGTGCAGGCAACTGTACTTTCGTTGTTCTCGGAAACTTGTACGCACAGGGTACTGAACAGCCTCACGCATTCACCGACCCAGGTATGGTCCGCTACACCAACCCATATATGATCGTAAAGGATCGCTACGAGGTCAACGGATCTCAGGCTACCAACATCGGTTACGTGAACTTGGGTGGCGGAGACTACAGATGGTTCATGTACGGTGAGAAAGAGGCACGTGCTCGTTTCGAAGACAAGCGTGAGTTGATGATGCTCTTCGGTGAGAAGCGTAGCTCTTCCGAGGCTACAGATCTCACTGGCGCAAGAGCAGGCTCTGAGGGTTACTTCTCCGCCGTCGAGGACAGAGGTATCGTGATGCAGAACGCAGGAGCTAACCCCATGGACAGCTTCTCTGAGTTCGATGACTTGATCCTGGAGTTGGACAAGCAGGGCGCTCCTTCCGAGTACGCCATGTACGTCAACAGAAAGCAGGACTTGGCCATCGACGACATGTTGGCATCTGGTATCGCTACTGGTGTGACTGCGGGTCTCCCAGGTCAGTTCGGTGCATTCCAGAACTCTGCAGACATGGCCGTGCAGTTGGGCTTCAAGAGCTTCACTCGCGGTGGCTACACCTTCCACAAGCACGACTGGAAGTTGTTGAACGATCCAACCTTGTTGGGTGCTGTTGACAACGGAGTTATCCAGGGTGCTATGGTGCCTTTGAGAACTGTGAACGACGCCCGCAGCGGTGCTTCTGTTCCTGCGCTCTCTATGCACTACAAGGAGGCTAACGGATATTCTCGTGAAATGGAGCACTGGGTGACTGGTGGCGGCGTGTTGGGTCACAACAACAACGGCGACCTCGGTACAGACCAGGCTGTGTTCCACTACAGATCCGAAATCGCCCTTTGCGTCCGTGCTGCAAACCAGCACGTGGTCATCAAGGGATAATAATTAACCTGAAGTGAAAGGGAGGGGCTTCGGCCCTTCCCCTTAGCTTCATAATACTTTCTATTATGCCTACATATAAACACGGGTCAGGAGCTGTAACGGCTGCCAAGAGAGTTACTGCAACAGACGTATTTACTCAAGATGCCGATGGAGCTATTATTGAAGTCACTCAGCCTGCTGGAACTTTGTTGAGAGAGATTATCGTAAGGTTTACAAACACCTCCACGCATGGAGCTTCTAGTCAGGTCGGCTGGGAGATTGGATCAACCAGTAGTGGCGCCCAACTTGGAACCCAGGTAGATGGCTTTCTTGATAGCGGAACTTCTATTCCTGAAAATACAGTGTATCTATTGAACGGAGGACAAGGAAACCTTGATGCTGATACTAATTTTGAAAGCACAACTCATACTACTCCTGCTGCTGCCTTAGGGTACACAGATGTAGATAGGACTGTGTACTTGACGTTCTTGCACAGCGACCACGCGGTTACTGAAAACTCTAACGTAGAGGTAAACTTTGAGTTTACTCATCTGATTTAACGAAAAGGGGCTTCGGCCCCGTTTTCTCTTTTACATTAACAGTTAGGTGAGGATACTCCTCAGCTATAAAAAATAACTACGATGTTAAAATTTTTATATTTCGCAGATGCCGAATCCGACGGTCGGGATTGTATCTGCATGCCTGTTTCATTGCTTCGTGCTATGAAAATAGACACAGAAAGCGACGGTGTCACTTTTGAGTTTAAAGACACTGGTGACGGAATAGGAGCCGAAGTCACCTTAAAGGCGTCAACCACAAGGAATAAGGCTCAAGATGTTATAGACGCCGTTGCTAATGCGATTAGGACGAGCAAAAAGCCTTTTATTGTTGTGGCTGATACTCTAAGTAAAGAGTTTATTCACACCGATCTTCTTAATATTGAACTTCCTGGTGATCTTTCTATTCAGTAATTATGGATCCTAATAAGAAATTTTTACACTTCAACCCTGACGAAGGGGATTCTGAAGGTGGAGGCAGTCAGCAAAATGCAGTCACAGTACCTGTGTCAACTTTTGCGGGGATGGAAACTACTACGGCGTCTAACTTGAGAATGTTTTTCAAGGAGTCTGTTGAGACTGATACTTTGGATCTAACTCTTTTGAGGACATCTGGCAGCAACCCAAGAGATTTGATGGAGCACATTGTTAATGAGATTAACTTCTCTAACAATGCAGTAATAACAATCGCTGATGATTTTACTGAGGAAACAATTCACCCTGACGTCAAGCAGATGACAGGTGTTGAATTTGCAGCTCACTCTCAAATTGTTTTCTCAAAAAAAGTTACTGCAATTTCAGACAACATCAATAGCTCAGGAGCCGACATCACAACATCTGGTCGTATTGGTAATTACAACTCTGAAGTAGTTACTACGATTCTTATTGACTTTACAGATGGGCCTCTGCACTCTAGCGCTGTGGGTGACCAAGTCATTGGAGAAGAGAATGGAACAGACTGCAGGATCACTCTTGTAAACAAGGCCAAAAACGGAGTGATCTATCGAGGCGAAATGATTTGCATCAAGCCGCTTACTGGAGGAGACGATGTGATAGAGTTGGCTAGACACGACAGTGAGTCCAAGGGAGAGGGAGAGGGATCAGGTCTGACTACGGTTGGTACTGCTCTTACTGCAGACACTGCTGGTAAGTCTGTTTCTTTTGATGTAAATCAAGCACTTGACGGAAAGTACCTTCATTTGATCCATACGGGCACGTCCCCAGACGGAGATTACACTGGTGGTCAAATTTTGATTAGACTTTTCGGAGCAAAAGAAGATGCATTGTAAGATGTCTTGACTCAACAGAAAGGGCTCCTTCGGGAGCCTTTTTCTTTTTGCTATATTTGCGGTAACTTTATTGCAATGAAGAAGTACTTCCTGTTTAGAAAGGAAGAGGTGAGTGCATTCAGCGTAACCGCCTCGGACTCAGGTATTGGCCTGAGTCTACTCGCGGTCCCCACGGACAGCGTGTCTTACATTTCTTCAGAGCTCGGGAAGGTCAAGGTTGTATTCAACAACGTGTCGATCTACGAAGAAGTAAACCTCAGAGACGGAGAGTCTCTTGAGAAGTCCTACGTATTTATCGGATGCGAGGAGGGCGGAGAGTTCGATCTTGTAGAATCCATGATCAAGTTCATGACCAGTGAGAAGACCGCCTCCAACGTGATGCGGTTTGATGTGGTCGACGGGAAGTCTACTCTGGCACAAGCCGCGCTGGATACCGTCTCCCCTGTGATCCACCGCCGTCCGATCAATATGCAGACGGGCGACACCAGCACCAAGGCGAACAGAGACGCAGAGGACAGTGCTCTTATTGCAGGTATTGACTTCGGCGTGAACCAGCCTCTCGTGGACTACAACCACGAGGGGCTTGCAAGCGTTTCAGATACGCACACGATCAACTCTTGGGACAATGCAGGCAGCGGTGGGGCGACGTACGACATCTCTTCCAACGTAGGGACCCCTGCATGTACAGACCCATCCGTAGCGCAGAGAGGGCTTAGGACAAAGGCTGCGTTCTTTGTGGAGGGTGAGCACTTCATAGTCCCCGCCATCAACGTGGACGGAGACTACACCCTGTACATGGTGTTCGATACGCAGTACACTGCAACGCTGTACAATCAATATTTGCTTGTGGCGTACGGGGATGCAGCAGGAGAGACACTTGGTCCGAATGGAGTTCTGTTTGAAGACGGAACCGACATTAAAGGAGGACCTCTTCAAACCCTAAACACATTCCAGGCCAGGCATTCTGGACAGACTGGTGTTCCTGCGTCCACCAGCTCTAGCGTTGACTTTCCTAGAAAGTACAAGGTCGGCGCTACTGATGCAGACAGCTGTCACGTTCTGATTGTGCGCAGAGACAGCGAAGGCAGGATGTTCTATCACTCAGGATTTGAAAGCGGGGGTGTGATTGGAGCGATCAAGCCACTGAAAGATGAAACGTCTGGTCGGCTAAAGATCGAAAGACTCGGAACCGCAAAGGACTTGGCCACAAATCACTTCAATAAGTCCAGCATCGCCAGGTTCGGGGTGATCGAAAAGGACGTCGGGGTCGACTCTGCTGCACAACTTGCACAAGATTTATTTAACCTATATAATTTTTAATTAAATGGCACAACAAACCAAAAGGGCTCCTGGGCGCCCCAAAGCCCAGGCAGCTGCAGCAACTGCAGCACCGACAGCCCCCAAGAAGCGCGTACTCAAGCGCAAGGAGGAGGATAACAGAACCGTGGAGTTTGAGATCCCGCGACGTGCGGGCATCGTATTCATGCTCCCACAGAAAGGCATCACCGTCTACGACGAGGAGAACGACACCGTGCGTGAGATGCGCTACTGTCCTAACGAACCCAGCATCTGGGCCGACGAGCAGAGCGACAACGCCGTGAAGCAGACCGTCGCATTCCGAGAAGGCAAGCTTTTCGTGCCGAAGGAGAAGCCGAACCTGCGCAAGTTCATGGAGTTGCATCCTATGAACATGACCAACGGTGGTTCAGTCTTCCGAGAGGTCAACAAGAAGAAGGACGCTGAGACTGCACTGAAGCGCGAATTTGCGCTTAGCGAAGCCATCGGTATGGTTCGGGATAAGGACATTACAGAACTGCTCCCTATCGCTCTGTATTTCAAAGTGAACATCAACAAGCCTACGACGGAGATTCGATACAACCTCTTGAACATCGCCAAGTCGAAGACCCAGGAGTTTATCGAAGCCTTTGATTCGCCACAGGTCACGACACGTGCGACCATCCAGCAGGCAGGTGACTACCAAATCATCAACCTGAAGAAGGACGGGGTGTACTGGTTTGATTCAAACTCCCTGATCGTATCGGTACCAGCGGGTCAAGAATCCATGGACGTCATGGTGAGGTTCTGCCTCACGGAGAAAGGGGCTCCAGTCCTATCAGATATCGAGAGTAGACTAGACAAGCTCGCCTAACGAGAAGCCGCCTGAAAGGGCGGCTTTTCTTTTTTGTATATTTGTCTCATGGCAAGTGTATTAAAGGTATACGAGGCACTGAAGGACATCAGCAACAAGGAGCAGAAAGGCTTCATCACACCTGCTGTCTTCAATTCATTTGCCCACATCGCGCAGATGAACGTATACAACGAGCTCTTCGATGACTTCACGAAGGCGCAGGGGCTCATCCGTCAGGGGATGGACGCGGGCAGAGACAAGTCTGCACGTAAGTTCACATCCGAGGACGTCTCCATCTACGTGAGAGACGTGCAGCTTACAAAGAAGCAGGGCTCTACAAATAGATTCGGTAAGCCTAGCGACCTAAGCAAGATCATCTCATTGAGGGTGAATGCACTCGTAAGGAAGTTTGATACGAACAGGACTCCGTGTGAGATCGTGTACGATGTCGAGAAGATGAACATGATCTTGGGCAGCAATCTTTCTACGCCTACCCAGGAGTTTCCCGTAGCCTTGATCTCTGAAGACATTGAGGTGTTCCCAGATACCATCAGGTCTACAACACTTACTTACTACAGCCTTCCCACTTCTTATGCGTACGGAACTACGGATAACAGGCCGTCGTTCCGACCATCGATCAACTTCATTCCTAACAGCTCAGCTGTAGACCCCGCAACATCGTACGACTTTATGATCCCAGACGAGTACGTGCCAGAGATTATTGCCGAGATGTGTGAGCTTCTCGGAGTTAGACTTAGAGACCAGAACCTCCAGGGATATGGGGCTCGCAAAGAATCAGCTGAGTAATGAGTATGAACAAAGTAAAGCTGAGTCAGATCATCAGGGACTTCATCATCACCCTTGACGGTGATGACTACGTAAGCAATGCATCGGACGTGGCGATTAGAAACTTCGCCCTGCGTGGCATTCGTGAGATCGGATTCGATCTGGGCAAGAAGATCAAGTCTCTCAAGCTGGCCATCGACACAAGCAACGATACGGTCGCCCTACCCGACGACTTCGTGGACTTCTCGAAGATAGGGATTGTGGACGAGGACGGCATCATTAGATCACTGGTGCAGAACAACAACATCAACTACTCCAGCAAGAAGGTGACCACAGGGGCCGAGACGGAGAGCGCGAAAGGACCGCTTAACATCGACGCCAACCTCGTGGACGACGTGGAGGCCAGCAAGACTGCTACAGGATCTACACCAAAGAACCCAGACGACAGCTTCGTGTTCGACAACTACACGTTCCAGGGAG